GTGACGGCGGGAACGGTGCCGCTGGTATCCGCGGAGCCAAGCGCCCCGTTGCGTGCCGCAATGAAGTCATTGTTCGTCCACGCCGTTGCGTGGCGGTAAACGGTGCCCGCAACCGGAGCGCCGCCGGTATATCCGAATTGCCCCACGCCGCCGGCATCAATGTTTGTGGCAATTAGGCCAATGCTGTTAACCGCAAAATGGGCGATCCGGTTTGTTTGGGTGCCATCGTTGAATTGTGCCGCCACCTGCACGCCCGCGGGTTTCACGGTACTCGCCACGTATTCGGTGAGGAGTGTGCCTTGAGCCGGATTAAACCACGGCGCCAAAGTGGGAATTGTTACAGTCTCAGCGGCGCGCGTGGCGGAGGCGGTACTGAAGGTGTCAGCACTCCGCGCCACCGTGGCGCCGGCGGTGGGTATGTAGCTGGAAAGGGTGCCTTGCTCCACCTGAGCGCCGAACACATGCACGGATCCGGTGGCGGCACTGTCAAAGCTGGTGGCCGGATATGCCAGCGCGAAAGCCGGGCGGATTTCCACCCCAAGCGCGGTGTTGCCGGTGCCGTTGTCATAGGCGGATACCGCCACGCGATACCACCCGTTGCCCGCCGGCGTGACGGCAAAGGCGGCGCCCACATTGCCGGAGCGCCATACCGCGGCTCCGGTTGCCAGATTCACCACCAGCTCAGCCGGCACGGCGGTGCCGCCGCCGGATATCGCCATACGCAATGAGGCGATGGAGGAGGAGCCGGCGCGGAGGTACACGGAGCCGGTGTAAATGGCCGTGGAGCTGGTGATGGCGATGGATTGGCCCCGCCCTGCAATGGAGGCGGTGCTGGTATCCTCCAGCGTGGCGGCAAGCGTGCCATCCGGCGCCGCCACGGATCCAACCCCCACCGTGACGGCACCGCCGGCGCCGGCGCTCCACGGCGCCACGCCGAATCCGTTGGATTGCAGCAAGCGGTTCGTGGCCGCGGCCTCCAGCATGAGGCCGGTGGACGCCCACCCGGCGGCGCCGTAGGCGTAGCCATAGCGCGCGACACCCGCCGCCGCGGTCTGCATCACGCCGGAGGCGTCAAACCACGTGCCCACGCTGGTGCGCCCGGTGAAGGTGGGCAGGTTTGGGATGTAGCTGGTGGGCACGCCGGTGGTGGTGGCCTCCACCTGAAACCCCCAAAAGCTGCACGCCGCCGGCAAGTTGGCCTCAATGTCCATGAAGGTGCTGGAGCCGGCGGGAGTGATCGGAGGCCATACCACCCGTTGCCAGCGCGGCGCGGCGGTGATCGTGGTGGAAACGGTGGTTGTGTCGTTATTGCATGTGATGGTGAAGGATGAGCCGGAGGGATAGTAGACGTAGCACGAAACCGCGTATTGGGTACCAATGACAAAGGTGCTGTTTTTCCGGAGGATGAGGCCGTTGGCAATGTAGCTGATCGTTACGGCGGTGTATGAGCCATCCGGGCACACCACCGCCGGATCATTGATTATGTAGTTGTTCCAATCCGCGGAATGGCCGTGCGCGGTATGGTACTTAAGCCACGCCCCGGCGGTCCCGGTGCTGAAATCTTGGCTCCGTGTGACCACGTTGGCCCGCGCCTCCTCCACCAGCAAGCCCAACGGCTCCGTGGTGCTCACGGTGGCCGGCTCCGTGGTGGTGCCAATGAACGGCCCGGCGCTCGTGGCCTGTTCTAGCTGAGCGCCCCACATCAGCCATGTGTCACCCACCACCATAGTGGCGGAGCCGTTGGCGGTGGCCGGCGCCACAGCAAAGCTCACGCTGGTGGCGGTAAACGTCACCGTGCATCCAAAGCGCCACCAGCCGTTGCCGAGCGAAACCGGCGCCACCGCCGATAAAGCGGCGACGTTGCCGGATGGTGTTTCCACCGTGCCCTGAGCGCCGGTGGCGGCATTGAACCATACGCTGCGGATGGTGCCGCCGGCGTCGATCCGGAGCCGCACCCAATCCGAGCCGCTTTCGCGCTTGTAATGCACCGTGAAAGTGTAGGGCAATCCGGCGGTTACGCCGGTGCCGGAGTTGATGCCGGGCGAGGTGTTGGATGTGCCGGTGGCAACAAACCGGCTTGCGCTTTCCTGCCCATCCGGGGCGGTGGCGGCGTTGAGCGTGCGGGTGGCCTGTGACGTGCCCCAACTACTCAGGCCAACGCTGTGAAGCAACAGATTCGTGGTGGTGCCGGTCACCTGATAGTCAAAGCGCGGCACATTGGCGCCCACGGTTTCCATGGTGCCGGATTCATTGGTGCGGGTGGCGCTGGAGGCGCGCGTGAAGGTCACCAGCGGATCAAGCACTTGCGTGGCGGAGCCGGCGCCGGCGGCGATTGCCGCCCTAGCCGTGGTGTACCCGGTGCCGTAGCCGGCGCCGGAGCTGTAGCGGAGCGTGCGGGTGCCCGGCAACGCCGGATCATAGGCGTCAATTTCAAGCAAATAGATCATGCGGCGGTTTGCCTCCGCTGAGCGGATCGAAGGTCAGCGATATCGCGGGTTTGCCGCTCCGTGAGCCGGAGGAGCTGTTGGAATCCATCCTGCAAGGCCATGGTTTGCCGGCGGGTATCATCGCGAAGCGCCGCCAGCTCGCCGCCGTTGCTGTTGGCCGGCAATGCCCCGGTGCGGTTGATGTGCGTAAGGGTGGCGAGGGTGCCGGAGTTGACGCTTGGCGCCCGTGTCACGAACTCACCGCCCGCCAGCATGGCGGTAACTGAGTCCCGGTTCCACGTGCCGTTGGTCACCATGCCGCCATAAGCGTAGCCGCGCGCTTGCCCCTCAGCGGAGGCCTTAATGAGCCGTTCCACCTCCGCCCGGCTCATGCCCTGATCAAGCAACGCCGTCCAGGCGGCAAGACCTCCGGCCTCCGCCTCGCGGCCAAGCAAGCCCTGATACAGCGATTGCACATAGGCCTGATTGGAGGAGGCGCCGCCGGCCACCTGTTGCTGGTGGAGGAGCGCCGCGGTTAGCTCCTGTACCGCCGCGGCCACGCTGAGCGTGGCGCCCGTGTTCCCTTCGATGGCGGCGAGCTGAGCTTGCAATATGGCCGTCTGGTGCTGCGCCTGTGCAAGCGCCTGATCCGCCGCGGAAGCCTGTTGCTGTGCGCTCGCCTCCGCACTGATGAGCGCCTGTTGCACCGTCTGAAAATCGCTTGCGTAGGCGGAGGAACTGGCGAAGTAGGCGCGGCTTTGGGTGAGGAAATCGCGGCTTACTTGCTCAAGCTGCGCCATGGCGGTCTGATCCCCGCCCGCCGCCCGGCCCGCCACGGATTCAAACTCCGCCCGGGCGGCGTTGTACCTGTCCACCGGCGAGAGCGACGAAAGGTCGGAGGTATTGAGGGACTGGCGGAAATCGCGGAACCCCGTGGCAAACCGCCTCATGTTATCCGCGGTGTCTTTGGCGGCATTGCTGAGCGCCTGTTGCGCGTCAATCTCGCGCTGATATGCCCGGCTCGCCTGTTCCCGCGCCCGGTCCACCCGATCCGCCGCGGCCTCCACGGCATCCGCTTGGAACTGTGCCGCCCGTGTTGCGGCCTCCTGTGCCGCCGCCGCCGCCGCCGTGGCCGCGCGCCCGGCGATCAGCGCCCGGGCGATTTCAGCGATGCCGCCGCCAAAGCGGTTAGCGGCATCCGTGAGCTGTGCATCGCTCAGCGCCTCCATGATCCGGACCATGGCGAGATGGTTATTGCTCAGCACCTCATTGGCGCCGGCGCCCACGCGCTCCGCGATGGCGAGCTGTTCCGTCATGCGGGCAAACTGATCCGTGACGGCATTGACGTAGCCGGCGCCACTCAGATCATTGGCCTCGCGGCCCAGATCGCGGAGCCAAGCGCCCACATCGAACAGGCCTTGCGCAATCGCCGGCCCGGCGGCACCCACCGCGGCGCGAGCATCCCGGATGGAGTCGGCTATGATGGCGATATTGCCGCCGAACTGCTGCGCCGCATCCGCTAACTGTGGATCGCCAAGCGAGTTGAGGAGGTTCACCATTGCCCGGTGATTGTTCGCCAGCACGATATCCGCGCCCGTGCCGGCGCGGGCGGCAAGGCCTAGCTGTTCGTTCATCCTGGAGAACTGATCGCGGATTTGGTTGATGTGGCCGCGCCCGCTCGACTCGTTGGCCTCACGCTCCAGCGTGGCGAGGAATCCCGCCACGTCCATCACGGCGGCACCAAGCGCCGGTGCGGCTTCCCCGACCACCGCCCGCGCCGCCCGGATGGCATCCGCCAGCGTGGCGATATCGCCGCCGTAACGCGCCGCCGCCTCGCCTAGCTGTTGGTCGCTCAGCTCCTCCATGATGTTGCGGATGGCAACGTGATTGTTTCTCATCACCTCCGCACTGCCACCACCCAGCGCCGCGGCATCGCGCATCCGCGTGGCGAACACCGCAAAGGTATCGTCAATATCGTTGATCCACTTGTTTCCGCTCAGCTCATTAAACTCGCGGTCCAACCCCGCAACGAAATCATCACGGAGTGCTGCAATGGCGCGCTCCAGCCCGCGCGCCGCCTCGCCGGCGTGGATTCCCACCTCCGCCAGCAACGGCGCCATTTCGTCAAAGCGCACCTTCAGCAAAGCCACGGCGGTTTCCGCCGCCGTCATGGGCGCTGCTACTTGCCGGATCCCCAGCACGCCCTCCACGAAGGAGCGCGTGGCCTCCGTCGCGGCGGCGGTGTCCAGCCCTAGCCGCGCCGTCTGCGCCTTGAACTCTATGATGCCGTTGGTGAGCGCCTTTACCTCCGCACGGGTGGATTCCGTGGCCTCATCAATCAGCCCGAAACCGCCCTGGAGCGCCTTGAGCCGGTCCCGGAACGTGCCCGCAAAGGCCACATCCTCCAGCGCGGTTTCCACGTCGCGCCAATCGATCCGCTGCAACGCCGTACGCACATCGCCCGGCAAATCCTGCCCTAGCTGTGCGGCGAACTGATCCACAAACCAGCGAGTCATGTCGCGCATTGCGTCGTCATTGCGCTTTTTAAAGCTGATCTTGGCATCGCCAAACTGAGCGCTCATGCCGTCCCGATCGCCCATCACCACGCGGATTTGCCCGCCTAGCCGGCGGTCGGAGAAATCACCCATCATGCCGCCGATGGTGCCGAAAGCGCGGGCGGCGCCGGCGGCGGCATCCCTGTTCTCCTGAGAGAATTTCTCGCCCTCCTGTCCACCGATCCGTGTGCGCCCGGTGCTCAGGTCCAGCGAGGCATTACCCTCCTTATTGCTTGGCTTGCCGGCGGTGCCGAGCGCCGCCATCAGCGCGCCACCCACGGCGCCGATCGCCGCGCCAATCGGTCCCCCCATCATGAATCCGGCGGCGGCGCCGGTGAGCGCGCCCGTGCCGGCGCCGATCGCCCGGCTTTGGGTGGCGTTGCCCACCAGTGAGCCGATCATGCCGCCCACCGCCGCACCGCCAAGCCCGGCGCCCAAACCCGCCGTGAGCGTGGTGCCGCCGGCCATGGTGCTGGTGCCCGTTGCCATGGGCATTGGTCCCACGAACGCCGCGGAGGGTGCCGCGGCCACCGTGCCCGGTGCAAAGCCCATGGTGGAGGCGCCAAAGGCATTGATGGAGGAGGCCATGGAGGCGCCCATGCCCGTTGCCCCCACGGATCCACTGCCAAGCGCCGCCTGTGTCCCGGCGCCGCTCATGCCGCTCACGGTGCTCCAGATGTTGGAGGCGCTGTTGGCAAAGCTCATAGGGTCACTGGTGGCGCCGGGCGCCGCTTGCCCGCCCGCCGGCGCGCTGATCCCGAACATGGATGGAGCGCCGCCCACCACCTGAGTCATGATTGGCAGAATTACCTTGCTCGCCAACGCCTCCACCGCAATGCGCTTGAATATGCTTTTGAAGAAATCAATCACGGATGCTTTTTGGTCGGGATCCGTGAGGCTATCGAACAGGTTTTCCGCCACATCCGCGCTCATACGCGCCGAGGTTTCCCGCACCTCATCCTCAAATTTCTCCGCGGCCTTTATGTTCTCTTCAATCGCCTTCGTGCGGGCGGCGGTGGAGGCCTTTTGCGCCTCCGCCTCCGCATCAATGGAGATTTTCAGGTCATAGTTAGCCCGCGCCACGTCCTGCACGCGGCGCGCCTGTTCCGCCAAAGTCTTGTTGCCCTCCATTTTCTGAAGTGCTTCTTTGGTGTTGGAGACACCCAAAAACTCCCGTATGGCGCGCTCGCCCTCAAGCTCACGGTTCAAAGCAATGACGGCGGCTTTCCCCTCGCGGGTGGCCTGTAACAGCCGGTTTCGCTCATCCCACTCAATATCAAGCCGGTCGGTCACTTGCTTGCGGCGCTCAATCTCTTTTTTCGCCGCTTGGTCCAGCTCCTCCTCCACTTTGGTTTGGGTGCGGGAGGTGGCTATGAGCTTTTCACGCTCCGCCTGTTCCTTCACCAGTGCCGCCAAGGATTTCTCCCGCTCCACCAGCACCTTGCGCCGGCCCTCCAGCTCAGGCCCGTAGGCATCCGGAAATTTCTCCATTTCCGCGATTTCCCGCCGGAGCGTTTCCACCTCGCCGCGGGTGGCGGTGATTTGCTCCTTAATGCTTGGGAACAGCATGGAGTTGAGGCCGGAAATCGCATCCGCCAGCGCCCGGATCAGCGCCGTGGCGGCTTGCACCGGCCCGGAGTTGCCAAGATTGGCAAGGAAGATTTGCCAGTTATCGGAAAGCTCATCAATGGCGCCGCTCAGCGTGGCGCTTTGCTCCGCCATGCCCGTTGCGAACTTGGTGTTACCGATCGCCAGTAAATACTTTTGGATTTCTGCGGCATTATTGCCAACGGTGGTTTTGATGCCCTGGAAAGTAAATGTTACCTTGTTCCCCTCCTGAGCGGATTTGATGCCAAATTCCTTGAGGCGTTCAAACTCACCCGTGGTGGCATCCGCCACCGCCTCCACCATATCCTGCACGCTCTTGCCCATGGCGCCGGCGGTGTTCCCATAGCTCCGCAAGGCCTCCATGGATGGATCCAAACCCATGGCCTTCAATTTTATGAAAGCCTGAGTCACCTGTTCCACGCTCATAGGCGTGGCAAGCGCAAATTCCTTGATCATGTCGAACTCCGCCGCGGCGAGCTGAGCGGAACCGCCCACGGTGCGGAGTGATGCTTGCAACTTCTGGAACTCGCCCGCCGCCGGGATGGATGCCGCCACCAGTGCGGCCACGGCCACGCCCGCCGCTGCAATGCCCGCCGCGGCGCCGGCGCCCGCCCGGCCAAGGGAAAGTATGGCCTCGCCGGCGAAACCCACGTGGCTTGCCGCCTCGCGGGCACCCTCACCCAGCACATCGCGGAGCGCGTGCCCGGCCTTGGCGGCACCCGCCGCGGCGCCGTCATGCTGATCACGGAGCTTGCGGAGCATGGAGTCATACTCCAGCCCGGAAATGGTGCCCGCCTCAAAGGCCTCGCGGAGTGTCTTCTGTTGCTGTTCAAGGCGCTTGGCCGCGGCGGACGCCGGATCAAGCGAGGCGCGCAAGGCATCCAGCTCCGCTTTCTGCTTGTTAAGCGCCACATTGACGGGATTCAGCTCCGCCTCCACCCGCGCCTGTGCTTTCGCCAGCTCCTCGCCCGTGAGCGCGCCCGCCCGCTGGAGGGTAGCAACCTCTTGCAAGGCAGTGTTGTAGCGCTGAGCCGCCGTATAGGACTCGTCGTACTTGCCACGGAGCCGGGCGAGGCCCGCGGCCTCCTCCGCGGCGGCGGCGGCGCTTGCCTTTGCCGCATCCTCCTGAGCTTTTGCCGCCTTGGCCGCGGCTTGGCCGGCGAGGTCATAGCGCTCACGGAGCGTGGCGAGGAGCTTTGCATGCTCCTCCGGCGCCACCCGGCCAAGCTCAAGCGCCCGATTCAGCGTGGCCGTGCTTTTGGTCAACCGGTCCTGTGCCGCCGCCAGCGGATCAAGCTGGCGCTTGAGCGCGTCAAAGCCGCGGACACTCCCGGTTTTTCCGTCCGTCCGCGCCACCTCGCGGCCAAGCTCATCAACCGCTTTGCCGGCCTTGGTCGCCGCCCGCGCCGCCTCCTCCGCCGCCCGCACATAGGATGAGCTGTCGCCAGTGAGGCGGGTGGCTAATTCGCGGAGCTGTACGGCCATTTACGAAGCCTTCTTAAGAGCGTGGTTTATCAGAATGGCATCCATGGCGCTGAGCGCCCGGATGAGGAAATCAAACTCAAAGCCGGCAACGCCGTGGCGCCTCGCCCACTGGTCAGCGGCACGCCACGGGATGCGGCCCGGCACGCCGCCGCCCATGCCCACCGGCACAATCGCGCGCTCACTGTCCAGATCTTGCCATGCCGTCCAGATCCAGCCGGCGCCGGCGGGAAACTCCGGCGGCTCCGGGCGCCCCCAATCCTCCGGCAAGGCCTCCAGCAACTCCTCATGTGCGGACCATTGGAGCTGGTACAGCAAGTGCGCCTCTACTCCCCCAGCACCTCCTCCACAAACTCCACCTCCGTGGCGCCCACCTGTGTTGCGGCCTGTTCCACGAAGCGCCGGAGGTCGCGGTATGCCGGATCCGTGAGCGCTTCCCGCGCCACCTGTGCGGAGTACGGCACATCGAAACCTTCCCACCCTAAAAGGATGTGATCCGCGTACAGCCGGCCAAACGCCACCTCCGTTTCCTCCGCGGCGGTGGGTTTGTTCCTGCCCTGCTTGCGGGCGAGGCGCTGCACCAACAGATCGCGCGCCACGCGGTATTTCGGATCATTGAATGATTTCACCAGCAACTTAACGCCGGGCAAATCGGGCACTTCCACCCAATCGCCGGCCTGTTCCTTGGCGGTATCCGCCGCCAGTGAGCTGAATTTTACGGTCATTCGTGCTGCCTTTGTCGGGTGTCGGGTTTCGTCGGGCATTGCAGTGTTTGCCTCATGGGAGGCGGAGGGAGCACCGGCGCCCGACGCACCAGCACTCCCCCCTCGCGCGCGCGCGCGTGCCATACCTGTTCGTACGATACAGGTGTTAGAACTTATCAATGGCGATGGTGTACGGCGTCCCGGTGGTGGTTGGATTCCCTTCAAGCTGGAACTCCGCCATAACGCCCTGATTTGGCCCGCCGGAGACAATTTGCGGATTCATCAGCGTGGCGTTGGGAATGGTGATTTGGTAGCCGGCGCCGTCGCTATCCACGGAACGGTACGATACCGCGTTGTACGATTCCGCTTTATACATGTCGTATAGTGTGAAATCGCGGAAATAGATCCGCACGGAGCCGGTTACCGTGAGGGTGCCACGGAGCACGCCTTGCGCCGCCGTGGATCCCATGCCGTACTGCGCCGCCGCACCATCGCGCGCCACATTCACCGTAATGCCGTCCACCACGGCGCTCACCGCGGCGTTGTTCACCTCAAGGCTTTGGAACCCCGCCACGGTATCCACCACGCGCCCGGTGGGTGCCGCCGTCACGGCGCCGGTGCTTTGGTTCGTGGTGGCCTTTTCCTCCGATTTGGGGAATCCGGTGAATGAGCCGGTGAGGAACTGGCCGGTGGCGGCGGTGAGAGTCACGCCGGAGAAAAACGTGCCCGGATAGACCAAATACAGCGAGTTGCTGAGCTTTTTCTGGAAATGAAAGCTTTGGAACGCCGTGCCGTTGGTCAGGCGGGAGCCGCCAATGGTGACACTTGGCCCCGCGGCCTCCACGGCGCCCGCCTGTGCGGTGGTGATCGTGGTGCCGGTGCTGGCGGTGACTCTTTTGTAGCCATTGTTCGCCGCATTGCTAAACCCGCTCACGCGGATCCACTGCCCCGCGGTTACGGTGGTGAACTTGCCCGCCGTAACCGTGGAGTACCCGGTGGCGGTGCCGGCAATGTCCGTTCCCGTGATGGCAAGCGCCGTGCTGAAATCATTCCCCAGCACGCCGGCCACCAGATCATCATACGTGCCGGAGCTGAGCGCAAAATTAATTCCCGCGGTCGCCGCCTCCTGTGTCGTTACCGCGGCGGCGGCTTGGTAATCGTTGCGCACCTCCGCCGGGCGGGCGCGGCTTTTGGATCCGCTGAAGGACTCGCCGGTGTAGCGGATCGCCTTGAACGCCACCGCCGGCTTGGTACCCCATACCGTTTCCTTGGCATAGGATACCTCAACATCATTGGACTCAACGCCCGCGGAAAACGAAGTAGTAGGCATGTCTTTAGCTCCTCAAGGCATGAAAAAAGCCGCCCGGACCATGGCGGCTTGCTTTGCAAGGCCTTGCGGCCCCGCGGGTTTCATTCAACGAACACATCTTGGTATTCGTATTCGATGGTGAGAGAAATTCGCCAATACAACCCATCATCGTCTCCGGCCTCGCCGCCGCCTATGCTTTGCCGGCGGAACGTGATTCCGGGCAACCGGGCGAGGCGGAACAGGTTGGAGAGTTGCTTGGCAATGGCGCGGATTTCCAGCGTGCCGGTTCCCACCGGGCAATGGATGTGCATCCAAATGATTCCCGTTTCGAGAAACACAGGATTGCCGCCTATTTCCATCGCCGCCATATCCGTGCCGCTGATTTCCGCATAGATCCACGGCGCGGAGCTGTCGCCCACCTCCAAGCCCTCGTTCGGCCAAACCACAGGCGCGCCCGCCCACTCCGCCGTGAGGTGATCCCGCACCAGCGTAAAAACCGCATCGCTGCTCATCTCAGCCCCTTGGCGTAATCACGATGCCGGGCGAGTCCACCGGCTTGCCCTCGCGGCGCCCGCGCTGGTAAAGCCACTGCCCGCTGTGCGGCGTGGAGTACACGCGCTTGGCCCGCACCAACCCGCCAAACCGGGCATTAATGGCGGCGGCGCCGTCCTCCATGATGCCGGGCGGCACGCTGATCCGGAGCGCTTTACCGCCGGCAAGCTGCACATCAACCTTGCGATGATACGGCGCATCATTGGTTATGATCACCTCATCACTATCCGGCGGGATGAGGGACCATTGCCGCGGGTGCTTTTCCCTGCCCTCCGCCAGCACGAAGAATGAATCCTTGTACGCCGGGCGCCCCTTGTGGCCTCCGGCGCCGCCGGTGGGCGATCGGGCGCGGAGGAAAGCCATGGCGAAGCTCAGGATTTGAGGCCACCACACAAAGCGGTAGATGATTGGCCCCGGCACCCGCACGGACTCCTCCGGCGCATCCTTGCGGCCATTCACATAGCGCACATAGCCCGGCGGCTCCTCCTCAGAGGTGAGGTATTCGGCCAACGCCTGTTTGCTGAATTTCGCCAGCTCCGCGGCCATGGCCTCCGGCCCGAAATCAGCGTTAAGCGCCAGCTTCATATCCCGGTCTAGAAACTGTGTTCTAGCCATCAGCCGCGCACCCAAAGCACGTGGGCGAGGATTTCCGCGCCAAGGTACTTGGTTTCCACGCCCTGCACGGCGGCGGTGGTGGCGCCGATCAGCACGAAATCACCCTTCCGCGGCGGCGGCGAAAATGCCACCTGTGCTGCTATCTCCGCGTTGCTGATGGTGATGCGCCTATCACCCTGTTGCAGCCCGCCCAACAGCTCCGCCGGGCGATAGCCCTGTTCCACGCCGCGCACCACCACCTCATTGTACGTGGAGGTGGTCCCAATCCGGCGGCGGAGCGTCATCGGGCGCCCGTACTGCGCCAGCTTGGCGGCGATCTTGGCGGCGGCGCTCACAGGTCATACCGCCGGAAAGAGTCCAGCCGCTCCGCGATATCCACGGGCAAGCCGCGCTTCATGGTGGTGGAGCTGGTGGCCGTCCATGCCGTGGTTACCACGTCCAGGATTTGCTCACTGCGCAATGACGGATCGCGGGAACGGGCGAAGTACCGGTATTTCACCAGATCAATGCATGCCCGCTCCACCTCATGGGGCAAGCCGGCTAACAGCTCATAGCCGGCCCGGTACTCCACCGTCACCCGCGGCACCCACCATCCGGTGTGGTATCCGTCCTCAGCGCGGTAGAGCACGCCAAGCTCCGGATCCAGCTCATAGCCGCCAGGATCCACGGCCACGCCATCCTCCGCCACGCTCACCACCTCCACCACCGGCGTGCGCCGGAGGCGGAGCGGTGACAAGCCATTGAACACACCATCCATGGCGGTAGGGCACCGGCCCACCGGCGTGGCCGGCTCAAACACGCGGAAACTCTCCCGCACGGTTTCCAGTGCGAACACGCGGTTACAGTAGCGGGCGATATCGCCGGAGGCTTGGCGGATCAGGCCGGCAATGAACGCATCATCCGCCGTGCCCGCCACCTCCAGCTCCGCCTTGACGGTTTCCAATAGTGTGAGGTCATGGGTGGGCGCTGGTGTCAGCACAGTAAGCATTAATTGCTCCTCGGTACGGCAAGGCCACGCGGCGAGGCCGCGGCCATGGCGGCACGCGCCAGCGCCGCGGCGGGCACCGGGCGAGGCGAGGCCACCGGCAAGCGCCCATTGAGCACCGGCAAACCCGCCGCGGGCGCGCCGGCGGCGAGCGCCTGAGATGTGAGCGCGTGCGCCTGTGTGATGGATGGCGAGGCCAGCGCCGGCGCCGGGCGCGCGATCGCCGCCGCGGTGAGGCCATGCGCCTGAGCAATGCCCGGCGATCCTGCCACCGGCTCCGCCAGCGCCACAGCCGCCGCCGCGAGGCCATGCACCGCCGCCAGCGCCGGCGAGGCGAGCGCCGGCGATCCGGCCACCAGCGCCGCGGCCTCTAGTGCGCTGTTTTCCGGCGCCGCGGTGGTGATGGCGGGCGCGCCCATGGTGGGCGATCCGGAGGCGAGGCCGGAGGCGGTGGCCTGATGTCTTTGAGCGATCGTTGGCGAGGCGAGCGCCGGAGCGGAGGAGGCAAGGCCGGAGGCGGCAAGCTCATGGGCGGTGGTGCCGCCGGTGCTTTCCAGCGCCGGGGAGTCAAGCGCCGGAGCACTCGCCGTGAGATCGGAGGCAGTGAGCGCCACGGGCGCCGCGGTGAGCGCCTGTAGTTCGGCATTCGTCACGCGCGCCGGATAGAAACGCAAGCGCCGCATCCAGCCATTGAGATGTTCCGCCGGCGCCGTGCCGCTATGTGTCGAGCCAATAGCCAGCCGCACGAGATTCCCGGCAAGAGGGACGGACCCCGCCGTGTCGGTCAGCACCGTGCCGCCGTTCTGGCATGCGCCGAAGTCATTAAGTTTGTAGGCGTATGCGACACGGTGAACAGCGTTGGCCGAGATATTGCCGCCAAGCAACTGAGCTTGAACCGCGCCGTCCGTAACGGTAAGCGATTGCATTTGGCCGCTAGTTGCCGCGAACCGGATGAAGTGCCGGTTACTGTCGGTGCTGCCCCGCATTTGAAAGGCATACATGGCGGTGCCGCTCAGGGACGGCACCCGGAACTCCACCACGAATGTTCCTTCCGTGGAGGCAAACCAAGAAAGATCCGTCGTGGTCAGGCTTTCCGCCGCCCCCGCAAGCGCCGCGTTTTGAATAAGGAGGCCGTTGGCCTCAAAGCGCGGCTCATTGGCTGCCGCCGTCTGCGGATTGCCGTCTATATCCGTATAATTTGCGGTACTCGCCCGCGTGAACGTGACGCCCGGAGGCATCACGCCCTCCGTAAAGATCAGATCAAGCGCGGGCGCCGGGATAGCCATGCTTAGGCGGCGCCCGGTACGCCAATGTCAAAGCTGGCGAGCGTGAAGGTGTTTCCGCTGGTCACCGCTTGCGATGCCGTGAGCGTGGAGGCGGCAAGCAAACGGCTATTCCCGGTGTCCACGATACACCAGTGCGTGGCCGTGCCCGTGCCGCTCACCGTGCCGCCGCTGATCGCCGGAATCACCACCTTGCGCCCGGATGGCGTGCGGGCGGTGGGCGCCGGAATGGAAACGGTGGCGTTGCCAAGCGTGTAAGTGCCCACATTGGCCCAGCTCGCCGGCTCCGCGCTCAGGATGTGGATGTGGGTGGCCTCCACGTCCAACACGCTCAGGCCGTTATCAATCACGCGATCGTTGAGGTAGGGCATTACTCGCCCTCCTCAGCCTTGATCTTTGGCGGGCGCCCCGGCCCACGCTTGTTGGCCGGCGCCGGCTCCACCTTGTTCACCGGCGGCAACTCCGCTTTTTCCTCCACCACCAGATCCTCCGCCGCCACCGGCTCATCCTCCTCCTCGCTCACCACCGTGGCGAGGCCTCGCGCCACCAGATCGCGGCCAATGGGCGAGGTGGTTTCAAATTCCTGCCCCGCCTGTACCGTGCGGGTTTGCGAGGTATGAAAGGCATCATTGGCTTTTAGTCGCATTTCATTGGCTCCGTTGGTCAAAGAAAAAGCCGGCTGAAAAGCCGGCTTGGTGTTGGTGATGGCGGTGGTGATCACAACAGGAACAGCCTTTTTGCTGATTTCTTGTTGTTCTCCGGCCCCCATAACGGGCGAAGGTTGGTGAGCGCCCACGCTGCTTTGAAATCAGGATCATCCGGTGTCTCAAAGCTGAAAGAGGCGAGCGGCACAATATGATCAATGTGCCATTCATCCCGGTTTTCCCACGTCATGCCCGGCGAAAACTGGCGCTCCAAATGCCGCATAAGCGTGGCAAGGTCATATCCAACAAGAATTTGCCAGCGGCGGCGGGACTTGCTGCCCGTGGCTATGCTTCTAAGGATTCCCGACCGCACCCGCGAGTTTATGGCAAACCTTGGATCGGATTGGTATTTGGCGTTTTGCCATTCAAGAGACTTGGCGCCCAATTTGGCCTTAAACGCCGGGTCAGCATGATACTGCACCTTGAACGATTCGGATTTTTGCCGCTTGTGAACGGCGCGGAGGTGGCGCGGAATAGCAAGGCACGCTTCGCAACTCCGTTGCCGTTGCTCCGCTTTCACGAACGGCCCACCGCAGTTCATGCAAAAAAGCGTGGTCCCAACAGGCTCTTTTGCAATAGGGCGTGGAGTGCGGCATGCCGCACATTCGACACGCTTCGAGTGATCTAATACGAACGACGCGCCACATTTGCGGCACGGCACAGCGTCGCCGTGGGCACGGGCATGCCTTCGCGTTTTCCGCTCAGGCCATTTTCCCCGCATCCGCGCCTTGTTATATTCTGGACGGCATCCGGCGCAAATTTTCTGATTCCTGCCGACCTTGGGCGATAGCTGCTGGCAAACCAAACACGAAAAAACGGGACCATCCGGCCCGTGTTCCACAGGAGTAGTTCTAGCGCCAGCCTTTATACGCGCTTTGTGAACCTCTTGAAAATATTTAGCCGCGCGGCCCTTGCGGCATTCGACGCAGCATTTTTGGCCCGATCCGGCGTGGTCTTTCGGTTTGGTTTCGCCGCATACAACGCAAGTATAGGTCCGTTGTTTGGTCAGCGTAGCCATATCATCGGACAGCATTGGTGAGCCTCCTACGCTCATTGGTGACAGAAAGCGCCGGGGAGTGGATTCCCCGGCGCTTTCGCCATTATATCGCACGAAGCTCACCACAGCGGTTAATTCTTACAGACTACTCAAATGGTAGCTGTAAATGTCCCTTTCACGAAACTCTCGGGACGGTAGACAGAAAGTCCGATTCTTTCCTCCGCCAAGATCGTGCAAAGGTTCCTCCGAAAGTTGTCCGAATCTTCCGTACTGATAAGTACGGTTGCATCCCAACGATCCCACAACTGCGCACCCTGCCTCCAGGCGCCCACGACGAAACGATTAGTTGCGCCAAGCGCCGGCGTGGGCACCACGGGCAAGCCCCACAGGCGGGCACCGGCTTGTCCGGTGGGATTGGCGAACAGGTACGCACCATCCGTGGTCTTGCTCAGCTCTATGGAGGCCCACGCCTGAGCGCTGATCACGATGCCGGTTGCCTCAATCTCCGCAAGGGAGGTTTGCAGCATGGCAATCCGCAGCTCATCAATGGGAGTGGGGTCCGCCACGGTGATGCCGGCGGAGTAGGTGGTGGCTTGCGTGTAAATGCCGTTGAGGTCGGTGCCAGTCCCAGCGCCCATCAGGAGTTGTGCTTCTTCCTCCGCGGCTAAACCCCAGCGAAGCCTTCCCTCGATATAGCTTTGCAGCATAGGTACGTCTGAAAGGATTTGTTTCGTCGCAACAAGCCAATGGGCAATCGTGGTGATGCCCATATTCACCACGTCAAACTTGATCGTGCTTTCCGGCTTGAGCGCGCCAGTGGTTTCACTCACCGTCCCCGCGTTGTTTGTAAAACCGCTCTCTCGCACATACTGAATGCTGTTGCTATCCGTGCGGCCCGGCGTGATCAGGTCACGGACGAAAAACCGCGGCGCCAAAGGCTGCTGAATGCCCGGGCGGCGATCCGGGAGGATCAAATCGCCGGCACTGCCGTCCGCATCCGTGGTGAGCGCGCTCACGATCGCCTTAACGTCAATCTGAGCCTTGCCCCGCCCGGCTTGCATCAGGCTTTTGACCTGATCGCTTTCCACCACCAGCTCGCCAAGGCTCTTGCGGCGGGTGGGCGCGTTGGGCAAGCCGCCGGCGGCGCGCTGTTCAAGCTCCATCACGCGGGCGGAAAGCTCATTCTGCTTGAGCATGAGCTTATCCGCGGTTTCCTTGGTTTCGCCCGTCACGGCGCCAAGGTTTTTAAGCTCCGCTTGCGTGGTTTCCGCGATCTTCTTAACGCCATCGCTGGCGGTTTTCAGCTCAACGGCCAAGCTCTTGATTTCTTCGGTGCCATCCAAAGGCATTGGGAGTCTCCAGTCAGGGAGTCATGGTAAAGCCGGCGGCGGCGGCGCGGAGCTGTGCCAGCGCCTCATCCAATCCGGCGGTTTTTGCGGTGGTTTCCCCCTCGGAGTCGCTCCGAATGGCTTTTGCATAGCCAACGCTCGCAATGCGTACGGCCATGCTTTTGGGCACCCCTGCATCACGCAAGAATTGCTCAAAATCTTTGATCGGTGGCGGCTCACCATCGCGAAGCGCCTGTGCAAAGGCCTCCAGATCCGCCCACCTGTCACCCTTGACGTTGTTCACGCGGGCGCGGCGATTTGCGGGCATGCTCACCACGCTCACCTCAATAAGGTCCAGCTTGCGGAGCTTGCGCACATTGCCCTCCGGCCCGGCGTCAATCTCACGGTATCCGATGCTCAGGCCGCGCACGGCGCCCGCCTTGAGCCGGATATACGCCTCATCCGCTTTCTGCACGCCTTTTAGGAGGGTACCGCGCGCCCACAACCCTTTTCCATCCTCAGCGAACTCATGCCACACGCCAATCGGCTCATTCGGATCATGTGCCCACAGCATGAGTGGCATGGTGCCCTCACGGCGATGTTTTACGAGCGAGTCGATGAAGGCTCCACTCTCCACAACATCACCATATGCGTCTGGGCTACCTCCAAAGGTTGAAGCATAACCCTCAAACTCCCCGTTGTCATCCGCGGCCTTGATTTGAAGGGAAAGGTCTTGTGTCTTCATTGTACGCGCTCCGAATTTGAGGCCGGCTCATTGGCGGCGGAGGCACCGCCGGCGGCGGCTAGTGCCATGTTGACGGGCATCCACAGGCGTGAGCTGTTGCCGCCCATCGCCGGGCGCCCCTCCAGCGTGCGCACCTCATCCGGGCTAAAGATCCCGCTAAGTACCATCTTCTGGTAAAACTCCGATCGGGCGGCGGAATCAGCGCGCAATATGCCCTCTACTGCAAATTCCGCTGTATAGCGCGAGCGCTCACCGGGCGGGATCAGGAACTTATTTATACTTTGCTCAATCCGCTCAAGGTAAGGCATCAATGAAAAGATCAAAAAGCCGATTTGTTGCTGTTCTAATCCGGTGCCCCAAGATGTTGATTTCTCCGTGTGAAATGCAAGGAACGGCGGGACACCAAACCAGCGGCAAATTTCCTCAACATTGAATGATCTTGTTTCAAGTAATTGTGCATCTTCTGGCGGGATGGCGAGCGGCTGAAACTTCATTCCGGCCTCAAGCACCATGAATTTCCCGGTGTTTGCGGCCCCGGTGTACTGGTCAATGTAGGCTTTGAGGTCTAGCCGATCCTGTTTCTTCAATACCTGATCAACTTGCACAAATCCGGACGGGCGCAACCCATTGGCGAACACGCCCGAAGCCGCGCGTTCGGCGCTGATGCTCAACCCGATCCCGTTGCGGCCAAGCTGAATGGGACTGGCGCCCACCAGATTGTACCCGCCGCCCCACCCGCGGACATGCCAAACCTTTTCGCGCGGCAACTCATGATCCGCGCCATCGATGTGGGCGCGGTACTTGATCTTGCCGTTTTTGTCCCGGAACGGGTAGCACATATCCGGGCGGATTGGCGTGAGGCTAACCACCCGATCGCCTTGCAAGCCCTTCAGGCAATAGCTGTTGCCCCACATGCAGAGCGATTGACCCACGGACTCCCAAAGCTCGAAGCTGGTTTGCTCGGCGTTGGGCGAGTCATGGAGGAGCATATACAGCGGGTGCTCCTGATCCGCCGCCAGCGTGCCATCCCGCCGGCGCTCGTACACTTTGCACGGCAGCATGGCAATGGATTCACTGATCAGCCGAATGCAGCGGTAGGCGGCGCTCAGGCCAAGCGCTGTGTCAGCGCTCACCGCTTGGCCGGAATAGCTGTCACCGGCGGCGCCCATGTAACGGTAAAAGCGCGGGTCCACCGTGCGCAAGTTGCCCACCACGCGCTCATAAACCTTGCGGAGTATATTCAAAGCCACATTCCCATTGCGCCGATCGCTTCGCTAATATTGCCGCCTTGCTCCTCAGCGGTGGAGGCGGTGGCTATTGCCATTGCGAGCGCTTGCATGCCATCGATACGGCCACGTGAGCGCTTTTTGCTGAGCTTGCGGCTCCCCGCCGGGTCGGTTTCTATGACGGCATTAGCCGCGTTCCAGGTCAATACTGGATGCATGCCGTGGGCGAGCTTGCGGCCCAACAGCTCCGTTTCCAGCGTCCTGAGCGCCGGGGACATGGTTTGAAAGCCTTGGCGCATCTCCGTGAAGCGCTCTATTTGCGCCTCATCCATGCCGGCTTTCTTGAGCCACGGGAGGAGGTGTTTCCAGTTCCACGCATCAAAGGCGATTTGCTGCACGTCATGCTCAGCAAAGACTTTGACCAGCTCATGCGCCACGTACTCGTATTCCACCGCGGCATTTGGCGTGGTTTGCAAATAGCCCTGATCCGCCCACAGGTCATAGCTCACCCGATCAGCGCGGCTCTTTTCCCTCAAGCCCTCCGCGGGCAACCAAAACGTGGGTTTCACGTGCCAAAGGCCATCGATCTTAGCCACCAGCACCAAGGCGCACAGGTCGGATGTGGAGGCCAAGTCCAACCCGCCATACACGGCGGCGCCGTCCCACTCCTCCGCCGGCTCCATGCCGTTCTGTTCCCAAAGCGCCCGGCCCACGAACGGCGAGAACATTTCCACGCGCTGATTCAGGATCAAATTGCGGTATTCGTTTTCGCGGGATGGCATCCGTTGCGCATCCTTCGCCAGCGCCCGCACCTCATCTTGGTTCATGAAGTGCCCAAAGGCCGGATTAGCCGCCTCAAGCGCCTCATCGCTGAATGGATCCATGTCCATGGGCGCGGAGTAGAGGAATAGCTTGGTGCGCGGATCCGCGCCGCTGGCGGCGTCATCGATCAGGATGCTCAACAAATCGTCTTCGTTGGGCGCCTGTGTGCTGATAACCACCGTGAGCGGCGATTCCTGTGCGGCGGAGGCGGTTTCCAGCGCCTCATAAAGCTCGCTCCGCGGCCCGCGCACCTGCCCCAGCTCATCATGCACCGTGAACACCGGCGAAAGGCCGTAGGCGGTGGCCGCATCCGCGCTGAGCGCCTTGTAAATGCTCCCCAGCTCGCCGCACACCAGCGTTTTGGCGGTTTCCCTCACATGCACGTAGGCGCCAAGCTCCGGACTCATGCGCACGATTTTGGCGGCGAGGCTGAACAAGATTGAGGCCTGATCGCGGGACTGAGCTGCGCTGTAAAGCTGTGAATTTGGCCGCGCCTCCGGCCCGCACAGGTGGAGGAGGAGGAGGAAAGCAGAAATTCC